TTAGTATTGTGGAGAAATTTAGTATGAAGGTTCTCTAATCAGAGGCTTGCCTTCTCTCGTATTTTATATGATTTGCTCGTGTCTTGGCCCACCGCCTAGTTGCGTCTGGAAAATCCCCACTAATAGGATCTAACTTTGCTCTAGGAGCCGACACAAGCCTTGTTGCTTCTTCACCACACGCGCACCTAGTTGTCATGTGATCTGGAGTAACAAGTTCTTCAAAGGTTTGTCCGCAAGGACATTTAAAATCATATAACCTAAACATCTAGTTCTGATTGATCAGGCTGATCTTTTTCTTCTTGAGCTTGCTGATGAGCATTATCTATTTGCACTTCTAAGTTAAGAATATTAGCTATGACAGCTAACTGACCTTTCCTGAAGTATAGATTGTTTGCATCTTCAGTTAACTCTACTGAGTTTATACTTACAACATTATTTTTAAAATCAGAGATTAGCTGCTTCCAGCCTTCTGATCTAAACATTGCAAAATAATTGTTAAAGTATGTTTCTAGTTCTTGTGTCATCATATTTTACCTTGGTTGTCAAGAATATTTTGTACTTAATGTACGCTTTTATTATAGCATACTTTTAATGAAATGTCAAGAACTTTTAACGCTTTTTGGTTGCTTTTTTCTTTCGGGTGCCGTTCATAGGCGTTTTCTTCTTTTTCATCATTCCGTTACCATAACTTTTACCATAACCGCGCATTCTCTTCTCCTTACCATTTTACTTTATTAGCCCAATAAGCAGCAGACATTTTGCCTTTTGCTATGTTAGACCTGTGGCGTGCTTTAAAACTCGCACGTTTCTTTTTCATTTTATCAGACTCTCCAGCTTTAGGCTTACCCGCTGTGCTTGCGCCTTGCTGACCAAACCGGATAGTCTTTATCTGATCACCTTCTTTTGCCACAACAATGTGACTTTTTGTAGGATGATTAGGTGTTCTTTTTGGTTTATTGTAACCAGAGACTCCAGCACGTTTTAGACGAGAATCTTTTTCGCTCATTTTTATGCCGCTTTAGATGTAGTTGTCGCTTTTCGAGATGGTTTTGTATTCTGAGCATTCTCAAGTTCCTCAATTCGTTTTTGAAGTTCATCAAACTTTTTGTTAATTTGATCTACGATTTGAGAAAGCTCTGTGCGTGTTACTACCATTAGCGCTGTCCTTGTAGCTGTAATGTGGATTGTTGAGATTGGTTTTTGTTATCTATCTCTTTCTCTTTTAAAAAAGTCTGAGCAATCTTCATCCGACGCTCAAACTCTTTATCTTCTTGATCACCTGCTCGTAAGTTTGCAGTAACAGCTTTTATTTGATCTATACGTAGTTCTTGTGGGGCAAGCTGGGTCTCTACAGCAATCTTTTGTGCTCTTGCTTGAGATTCCGCTGCTTGGCCTGCTAAAGCTGCCGTTTGTGATTGCTGGAACTGTAACTGCGCCTGTTGTGCGGCCTGTGCTAATTGCTGCTGCTCAGGCGTGGGCTGCGCTGACTGTGCTGCTTGGTCCATAGTAGCCAGTAATTCTTCTCTATTAGACAAGTTCATATTATCTATAATAGACTGAATTAAGCTATTATACAGAGGAGAGTCAGGCGGCATGGTTTGCAAGAGTTGGACTAACTGCGTTACTTCGTATTCTCGTGCAATAATACCTAAGCTAGATGTAGCTACAAACTTAAAGTCGTTAACAGGATAGTTTTCAGGATCAAACTGCATATAACGACAAGCAGCCTTCTTTACGAAAGGTATTAAAAAAGACTCTTGAAAGTTTACCAGCGTGCGCTTATGTCGCTTAATAATTGCGCCCAGTGACATACTAATGCCTGCCGCTGTTGCTTCGCCATTGATACTCCCTGGTATGCCTGCGGAATCAATAGCGCCCGTAGACATCTGCACCATACGTTGTAGAGCTTCTGCCTGTGCAAACGTAATCTGGTTAACCTGACCAAAATTAAAAGGCTGGAGAACAGTACGAGGATCACCATTAGTCAAAATGATTTTACCTGGTCTAACCTCCGGCCTAGAACCGCGTGGAAGCCTCGTAGCATCCATTGCCATCATTGGATGTACTGTTAGAGATAGCGCATCAATACGCGCTCTTAGCTCAGTATCGAGAGCTTTTTGGCTATTGTAGCCCTTTTCGCAAACACCGCGACCCCAGAAACGACCAGGAACAACATCCCAAGGAAAAGCAATGATAGGGCGGTCTTGCATCATATATGGGTTTTCTTCCGCTTTTAACAGAACACCGCCGTTTGCTATGACAACAATAGCTTCGATATAGTAAGACTCTCGACTTTCTTCTTGTACATCATCTACGATGTCTGCTATATCTTCATCCTCATCTATCATCTCTTCACGTTCAGTTTTGTTTAAAAGATCACGAGGAACTAAGCCATAGTATTTAGTCAGACGTACTTTATCTTCATCGTAAGATGTTAAGTCTTGATCAGGCTCTATATCATAATCAGGAGCAGCATTGCCTACATAGACATCGCGATAAACGCCTTCTTCTTGAAGCTGCTCTACTGTATGTCGAGATACAAATTCATCAACAGCTACACCCAAAGCATTTTCTACAGATGTGGCTACAGGGTCTATAAGAAAATTTTGAGGCAGTACAGGGCGTAAACTAACAACTGTACGGTCAGTTATATTAACCCCTACCGCCGTTAACTGACCATCCATGATAGGCTGTGTAGCCGGAGCCATTTCTTTAACGTCTTCTAAGACAACTTCCGCTACACCCATGCCAAAAACAGCAGAGTTTATTAAACATTCACCAATTTGCTTGCGTATTTGCGTCTTAGCGAAGTCTTCGTGGAGTTTTTGCCGTAAATAAACAACATCTCCTGACTCTTGATCGTTAAGATCATCTTTAATATCAAAAAAAGTACCTCTTCCGAAGGTAGCCTCTTCTATTTCAGCCACACTAGACTCTACTGCTTGTTGTAGTGCCGGTGAAATAATACGTGATCGCTCACTTTGTCTGTCTGAGTCCTCGGCAGCCCAAATACCACGCCATAAACGGTAGTATTCTTCGTATTTAGCCGCATAATTAGTCTCATAGTGGTCGCGCCAAGTGTCACACTTGCGTATTACCCAATTCTCTAAGCTCTGCTCAGTCATTAACGTATCATTATCGCCGTATTGCATAGTTATACTTTCCTTGAGCGCCTTGTTTTTTGAGCAATTTTCTTAGGTTGCTTGCTAAACTGCTTACCAGCAGCAGTGTCTTTACGTTTTTTACGGGTAGTAGCCGCATATTCTTTGTCTGACAAAGACTGTATTGCTTTTTCAGGTAAGTAGCGCTCGCCTGTAGCTTTTGAACCTTGCGTGCTGGGCTTCCCTGACTTCGTGCGCCACTTTTGTTTGGTCCACTTTTTAAGAGACTGCTGTGGTTTTTTTAAGTTAGCCATCAGCCCTTCACTTTTTTCTGAACTTTTTTACTTAACTCTTTGAAATGGTAAAGTTTCTGACTAGTCTTACCATGTGTTTTATGCGTGTTTAAGTCTCCATTTGGCATTTTGTGGGTATTGCCCTTCCATTCCTTGCCTTCTTTTGTGTAATGCGGTACGCCCTTCACGATGTGTAACCCCCACCTTTTGCTTTGTATTCTTTGGCTAGCATTTGGGCTTTACGCGCCGACCATTGCCCTGGCTTGCCTCCTTTGCTTCCCGCTTTAATCCTGTTAAACAAGTTTTTACGCATAGTAGGCTTCGTATAGTTGCCTGCTTCGTTGACCCTTGACTTAGGTTTTGCTTTTTTGGTAGCCATACTAATACCCCGATACAACATCTAATATTTCATGATTGTCAATTTCAAACTCATAGCTGTACGCTACTTTAGCCAGCTGATCAACGTAAGCCAGCGCATCCACTAAATCATCGTGTGTCAGTAAATCAGGGAACTGGAATAATTGATCTAAAAACTTACTGTTCCAATGACCTTGATTTAAAGTTATTTGACCATTCTCAAAGCGCCCTTGCAGCGCCCACAAAACCCGATCAGTTTTTTTTCTGTTGCCGTGGGTTAACTCTTCTACAACAAAGAAACGCCCATACTGCTTCATTAAGTCAGTTAAAGGCGACATTACAGCTTGCTTTGCTATTCCCTTTTCTATCCCCACACTGATCGGGCGGTAGTCCCTAACTACCTCAAAGATTTTCCTGGCAGTATCTCCTAACTCCCAGCGACCATAAATTATATTTTCAACAAACCAACCATCAGAGTTTACTTTAGCAACCACTATAGCTGTTTCATCTAATCTACTGTTTTTACTTCGTTTTTTACTTACGTCTTCAAAACCAGCCAAGTCAACAGCTACATAATAGTCACCTGTTTCTGGAGAATCCCCGAACTTTACCCAATCCTCTTTAAACATCTCCGAACCACGAGCTTCAAAAGATGCCATAAACTCTTGACGGAAAGCGTAACTAGACATGTTTTTCTTAGCAACTTCAATCTCATCAGGGTCTAAGAGAGGGTTATCATAAGAAGTAAAATGATAAGCAGCATAAGTCTCATCATCACCTAGTTCCGCATACTTGTATAACTCATAAAAATGGTTCCGGCCCATTGGTGTACCAATGAACATTGCTGAGCCTTTCTGGTCAGCTAGTGCCGGTCTAAGTATTTGTTCAAAAACCTCTGGCTTCATGTCAGCATATTCGTCCATAACTAGGAAGTATAGACTAACACCGCGCATTGTTTCCGGTCTGTCAGCACCTTTTAAAGATATGGTAGCCCCGTTAATTAACTTAATCTGTAAGTTATTTATATGGCTACTGGCTATTACAGGGTGCGCTAACTCCAGCAACGTCTGCCACATAATATCTCTAGCCTGCCCCTGTGTAGGCGCAACGTAAAAAACATGGCCTTTGTTTGCTTTCAAAGCATTTACAATTAACATCCAAGCAGCTAACCTGGACTTCCCTGTACGTCTGCCCGCCGCAATGATCTTGAATCTTATGTCATCTTCCCAAACTTCTTGTTGCCAAGGAAGTAACTCAATTTTAAGATCAGTCATAAGTCCACATCACAGGCCCAGTTTTTCTTAAATCCACATGCACAAAGTCTTTGGAAACACCTATACCTTTAAAACCTAATAAGATAGCACAGTGGACAACTCGTCTTCTTCTAACAGCATCAGTCACCGCTATGTCGGCAGCAATACCCTGTCCATGCGTACCCGGTTTTATTTTTTTATTTTCTATAGGATGCTTAGGAGAACGATAGCCACTTGTGATAACAAAAGGAAACCCGCACGCTTCCCGTAACTCATCAAGCCTTTTAATTAACTCATCATCAATTTCATTCTCACCAGTATGGCTGCACTTAAACTCGTCTCTAGTAAAGTATTTAAATCCCATCTGGTTCTTTAACCTCGTACTCGGTTTCTATAGGTTCACTTGTTACTTCTGTTTCTGTTGTGCTGCTCAACCCTGAGATTGTAATAGACACCGCTGCTCTGCCTGTGTTACCATCCTTTTCAAAGTAACTTAGTGGTAACATCCTGTCCATAACTAATTTCCAAGCAGCCGCTTGGTTCTTATGTTCATCGTTTAAGGCAGCATCAAATATACTATCTAATACCTTCCTAGACTTAGGTGAAGCTAACATCCTTGCTTTATAATCATTTATAATAGCAGCGTCACCTTTAGGTCTCCCAAGTTTACCCCTGTTTCCCGCAGTCCTGCTAGCTACATCAGTTTTTCTGGGTCTACCTCGCTTTCGCTTAGGTTCATCTTTATTATCCATTATGTATTTTACCTTAATTTACCTAAGAATACATTATAATTATAGCACATTTTTTATTAAAAGTCAAGTCCTTTTTCTTGTTAAATTGTTACAGCACATTATGATAATAAAATCAACAGTTTACACTAGATAATTAATGTTTACTTTTGTTGACTTTTGTTAACTTTTGTGTCTGGGTGCCTACTATAATAATCATAAGTAACACAAGCCCCTCCCCGCCCATCTGTTTCTGCCCCACTTGGCACAAATGTTGCATGAGAAAACTTGGCACAAATGTTGCATGAGAAACTAAAGTTGGCATGGTTCTTGCAGAGTCGTTAACATGGGCGGCATGAGTTTTCAAGTGTTTACATGTGTGGACAAGTGAGTGCCAATGAAGTACCCAATGGCTCAACTCAAGCAACAAAGGAAACACAAGAACAATGTAACACTCTGTAACACTTTAATAGTTGACGTATAGAGTAACTTGTATATAATGAAGGCCAACAACAACAACAACAAAGGATTTAAACAAATGAAACTAACCGAAAGAAAAAGAGTAGCGGCGTTATCGCCTGAATATGTCGCCAAAGTTAAGCAAGCCCAACAGATAGTAAAACATCCTTTTAAGGTATGTTTAAGCCCTGACGGGATGACAGATAAAGAAGCGAGACAGGTATTAGCAGAATTCGCAGCACTATAAACAACAACAAAAACAAAGGAACTCAACACATGAAACTACGACAACTCGGATCAAACCAAACAGAACTAACACTCCCTAACGGCGCTATAGTCCTGTTCAGCTATGAGACACCAGTAGCAGCCC